TAAAATTGTGCTGTTCAAGATCGCGCAAACAAATTACTGAATCACAGCAATCCTTGTGTTTCTTGCAATAATCTTTTATCTGTCTACATCCATCAATACCACACAATTCGAGCTTTCGTTGACGCAATTTCATACGTTCAATAATGCCTTCCTGTGTCTGTTTGTGTCTATGAAACTTATCAATCATGAAATTTAAAACAGTTTCAAAGTCAACATCCTTCAATTCAACGCCGTTGTATTTCATAGGTTCATAGGGTGCTCGACTCGTCAATTTTTCGGGCATAACAGCCCTTTCAACGGTCAGTGTCCAAATGTCGTCAAACAAAGGCGGTTCACTCATGCCTTCATACGCAGCATCTACCAATTCACTGTTAACTCCTATGGGTCTTCCCTCAGAATCCAAATATTGGAATTCTCGCTTGGCATTGACAGTAATGACAACATGCATGCGTCTCTGCACAGAATAAGGACAATTGGAATACGCACGCGCATCCAAATCTTTAATGTTTGTTGTAACCATCATAATTTCAGGCTCAACAAAAACCTTCCCTTTGCTGGACAAATCGGCCATGTTAGCATAAAAAGCCTGGTTGTTGCAGATGTCAATAATGGCACGCGTAGGTGGCCTTTCGACAAAATCTGATTTCTCATTCGCCAGATCATCAACTGTCATCACCACCTTATCAGTGGTCCAAGTCGACATATATCTGTCAGCCGCATTTAAACTAGCTTGATATTCCTTGCCAGTTGGTAGTCCAGCGCTAGTCAATAATGCAGAAAGGATCTGCTCAGATATAATTGTCTTACCCTGGCTACTAGGTCCAAAAAGCTCTATTGTAAAAGGAGACTTTCTCACTCCACTGCTTATCTTCATTGTAACGTAATCGTTCTTCATATTCAAAAGACGCATGAATTTGTCCTGAACCACCTTTTTATCAAATCCCTTTAAATTAGGTAATAAAGAACGTATTTGGGTAGTCAACTTCTCCAAACGCCTATCAAATTCATTCTCTGACACACCACGAACTTTCATGAGATTCCCATTTTGCACGAGATCCCAATAAGAGCAAATCAATGCATACTCTTCATCAAGTTCAAGTGCAGCAGTGTCATTCACAATCAATGGCTTAAGAGATTTCTTCTCATGACACATAGAAAATACTTCAACAAAGAAAGCCACAGAACTCAAAGCTGCATCTACCACATCAATAGCATTTCCGTGAATAACCTTAAAATCAGGCTCGAAAATTTTCATCTCTTTGATAGAAAATGTGACATCAGATGCCTTGCACATTTCCATGGTGACAACAACTCCTAGAAGCTTTGACAAATGGGAAAACAACTTGTTATCTCTCACTAAAGCCCAATTGGAGTGCAAATTCCTCATCATATCAATCCAATACGCAGAATCGTTAGTTCCACCAGATTCAAAACCACTTTGAGGTGAAAAGAACTCATTCAAATACTCCAGAACCTGACCAGTCAAGGACC